AGATAGTCACGCCCAACTCAGAAGCGATCTCTTTCCAAGTTCTATCTGATGAAACAGCCTTTAAGATCTGCATCTCTGATTCTCTTTGATTGAATGTTCTTTTGTGATTTTGTATATTTACTAGAATAGCCTTGATAAACCTCGCCTCTCTCGATCATATCCTCAATCATGCACAATCTAGCATCTAAATCATTGCCAAAGAATTGCATCATCTTTTGCTTTTTCTGCATCATATCATCTCCATTTTATGCATTAAGGTAAATGAAATAGTGGTTCATGGTTATTCATTCGTTCAATTGACTTGCGGTGATAGGTTTCATCCCTTTCAATGCAAATGAACCGTCTATTGGTATTCATGCAAGCTATGGCCGTTGTACCGCTACCGCTACAATTATCTAGGATCAATTCGTTTTCATTGGAGTAGGTTTTGATTAGGTACTCAAACAAGGCTACTGGCTTTTGTGTTGGATGGATGCCCCGTTCAACATCAAAATAGAGTGCATTTCTAGGATAGTTAACATAGGCTTTGCTTATGTGTCCTTTGTAGTCTTTTGCACAATTCCCTAATGTATCCCTACTTCCAAATGCGGCGTTCTTTATTTGCTTTGTACTTTTAATACGATCATCAAAGTTAAAAGTATAAGGAATCAATTCTTCTTTCATAGATTGCAAAGTTTCAAAGTTCAAAAAGCCCTGCATCTGGTCAATCTTGAAACACTCGATCAATTGATCATAGGTTTTCTTTGTGCATAGATCAAATTGTGAATCAACAATATATGTCCTAAAATATCCCTTATGTCCTAATATCTGCTCTATCTTTGATGATTTCAAACCTATGAAATCATTTACTTGCCTAAAATATGCTCTCAGCTCTTTATTTAAACCCTTTGAAAAATCGCCTTTTCTCATCTCTGCTCTAGGTGGTCTAAATATAAGGACATTCTCAAAATACCTATGCGGTTGGAAGCCTGTTAAGGCAAAGTTTGAATGTTGGTTCTTTATCCACACATAATCATGGTTAAACCAAGTTTTCCTATAACACATTAACTCAGCACAGAACATACCTTGAGCAGTTAAAACGATGTTACCATTGTCTTTGATTACTCGTTCATACTCAGCCCATAACCTATTTAAAGGGATAATAGAATCCCACTCGCAAGCCGTTGTACCATAAGGCAAGTCGCAAAGGATCATATCAACCGACTTCGATGGGATTGATGGCATTAGGTCAAGGCAATCGCCAAGGTGGATTTTGTTTTCTTCTAGCATTTGTTATCCCTAGCAAGTGAAAGAATAGAATAGCCTGCTATGTCCATATAAGGACTTTCACCAAGTGGATCATTATCCCTTGCAATCCTTGAGATTTTATCAAGCATACGAATGATGACATGCAAGTCCTTGTATTGCTCAACCTTAATCCCATTGGGATAAAGCAAGGATAGAATTTGAGTTGTCTTATCAAAGGCGTTGCCATAGGCTTCATCTTTGATAGATAAGATTTGTGCTAGATCATCAGTGATCTTCTTGAATTTATCTTGCATTTTAATGAATTCTCATCGCTTTGATATGTGATTGCACCAAGTTAAGCTTGCTCTTGACGGTTGGAGATGTAGTAGGCACAGGCTTATCAGCTATGATCTCGCTATCTCTCCAAAGCCAGTTAATGACATCGTATCTCAATGCGTCTAGTGGATCTTCTCGACCGTCCTTTTTAGGTGTTTCCTTGCCATCCCAAGCATAGGATAAGATCGCTTTTCTAAATGAATTTCCCATAGCATTTGCTCCTCTTTCCCAAACCTCAGAGGTGCATAAAATCCTTCGTTGATGGATTAGCCGTTTAACTCGTTGAATACCGTTTAAGATATCCGTTCGTATTGGATCAGTACACCATCGAAAAGGCATTCCTATGCCACCTTGATCAGCTGACTTTGAAAGTTCATGAAAGGCTGATTGAGCGGTACGATCTGATCTAGCTGATCCAGCCTTATCACCACTTGCACCATCAAGCAAAATTCGATTGGGATATTTCTTAGCCATATCTCTAGGACAAGCAATCTTTAATATCTCTTTGGCAAGCTCTGAAAGAGTGATCTCTTGTGGATTGATCTCAGCACAGATGACATCAGCTTCTAAAATAGGATCATGAGTTAAGATCAGAACGGACGGCTTTCTAAAGCCAAAGTCAATGACAATCCTTGATGACATGCTCTGATCATATCTCCAATTGCTGACAACATGGGATAAAGTCCATTCGCTATATATCACGCCTTGAGGTGGTCTAGGTTGATTCTCGACCATTGCCAACCGTTCGCTTTCAGGCAAGTTCTTGACTGCATCAAACCAAGCTTCAGATAAGTTGGCTTTGTTGACATGGCTTGCATAAAAGATTGGAGTGCATCCAGCCTTCTCAGCAAAACTCACCCACCATGCATCCCATACAGGCAAGCCTACCATGATCAGCTTAGGCGATGGACCTGATCTAAGACGACCAAGTGTCTTTTGTGCTACTTCTTCAGAGAGAGTTTGGCACTCATCAATCAAGGCAAGACCACTTGTGATATTAAGACCCTCAAGCGGGTTATGTGTCGCATCTCTTGTGCCTGGTCTAAAGTAGGATCTACACCAAACAACATGCCCATTTGGAGCAATCCATTTGCCGTCTTGTTGATGATAGACCCAACCATAAGGAGCAAGCCATTTCTCAAGTTCTGGACCAAGCACTGATCTATATCGTGGAGCGGTATCAGTGACTAAGAGAGATGACTTATTGGGATGAATACTTGACCAAGTCCACAAGGCAAAGACTAAAGCTGAAGTCTTGCCACTGCCCCAACCTGCTCTCACTGCAATGAAGGCATCATCAGAGTAAATCAAGCGATCAACTAGATCGATTTGCAGGGGATTGAGTTTTAGTTCAATATCAATCTTCTTCGTCTGTGCCATGGTCGTTCTCATTTGGGAGTTCATGCTTGATCTCGATCGTTTGACCATGCTTCTCTTTTTGCACCTGTTGGATCACATTGATGATCACCTTGCTATCATCGCTCTTTGTATTCATATCAATCGTTTGCTTTTCTCCAAACTCAGAAGGGAATTTGCGAGCTAGTAGCCATTGAGATGCTCTGACATCGTTCTCTGAATGTCGCTGGATATTCTGAAGATGCTTGATCTTTAAAGAGATTTCAGCTCTCTTGATATCAGCCACCAATTCAGGATCATTCTTCATCCAGCCATTCCAAGTACTATATGCAACACCAACAAGGGAAAGAGCATCACCTTGAGAGAGGCCTTGAGATATAAACTCAAGCACTTGCTCAATTGAGATCAGTCGCTTTTGCTTTGCGATTTCAGATTTATCCTCTTGTGGCTTTTTTGATAGTGCTGTGCTATTTTTGCCAACTTTAGAATCAACTGTATCATTTTTAACGATCTTATCGGTTGTTTTACTCTTTGCCATGATCATGCTCCATAAAGTAAATTGGGCTTTGCCCTGTCTTTTCTGCGAGTATTTTAGCAAGATCATAACCAGCTCTTTGCTTTCCTCGTAATGCACAAACGATTGTTTTTTCTGTGTATCCGATTTCTTTAGCTAAATCTTTAATGCTCATCCCTGTCTTCTCTTTAACGAGTTTGGTCTTTTCATTCATTGTCATGATCATCCTCCAAGAAGTAAAGCGGTGACATACCTGTCTTTTCTGCGAGTATTTTGGCCAATGTATAGCTAGATTGATGCTTACCTCTCAGAACATTGACAATAGTCGTTTCATGATATCCGATTTCTTTAGCTAAATCTTTAATGTTCATCCCTGTTTTTTCTTTAACGAGCTTGGTCTTTTCATTCATTGCCATGATCTAGCTTTCTGATGATCTTAGTTGTGATTTTCTCAATAGCATCATCATCATCGATTTCAAGAGCAAGATCAATCTCATCTCTTTGGAGACCGTCAAGCAATATCTTTTCAGCCAGCTTAGAAACCTTAACTGAATGTCTATCGCTGATCGTATCTAGTAGGCTGATCAGCTTAGTTGATACATATAGGCTTAAAATCGATTTGCGATCTTTAGGCTTCATCATAGGAATACAACCTCAGAGGCAAT